CTTGTAAAGGCTGGTAAGGTGCAAGGTCTGATCATGATACGTGGAAAAGCGGCTATTGATGTCTTTTCTTTGCCGAAGATAGAGCCGGTAGAATGCTATGACGATCTTGTCACTGGTCTGAGTCTATGTAGTATTGTTACATCCAAGGATAGCGCAGCCGGATCTTTGGGGGGAGTGCTTGTAAATGAGAGCGAACTGTTCGGGACGGATGCGTATAGATTAGCTAGATGGCCTTTGAAGTACAAGCTCGATGGTGTAAAGTGTATTATTCCATCAAAGTTCATAAAGATCATATCGTCCAAGAAGGATAGAATAGTCGAGATTGGGTACAGCAGTGATGCTTCCACATTATCGGCTACATTCGACAATGGAACTAAGGTGGTTTCTGGTACGTTGACGGGCAGGTATCCTGATGTGACGAGGTGCTTTCCAAGTTCTGAATGTGAATATGTGGAACTTGATATTTCCGAGGCCCTGTCTGGGGTGTTGGATAGGCATATAAGTTTTTTAAAAGAACTTAAAATTTTTGATAGGGAAATCAAGGTTGAAATATCTGGAAATTCCTGCTCTGTCAGTTCCTACAATCCTACTGTTGGTTCATTGGTAGAAAAATTTGAATTATCGAACGAGGTTTCCTGGAAAAGAGTTCCAAAATAAAGTATTTCCCAGATACCAAATTGCTTATGATAAATAATGATACATACGATTATCTTGTTATGACGAGACTGCATCAGTGATATAATTAGGGCATTACTTATGGGCAGGCAGAAATCCTTTTTCTTTAGTGCAGATGAGTTATTTAATGGAGGTTGTCATGGTTCAAAAGTAGGTGCAAGAGGAAAGCGCAGAAGCAAATTGTCCACTTATGAAGGATTTGGATGTATAACTTGTGGGTTGGATAAGGCATGCAGGAGTCCCAGAATAAGGAGGTATGGGGAGGGGAGAAAAAGGATTTTGGTAGTTGGGATGTGCCCAGGGAGGGATGAGGATATAGCAGGTATTCCGTTTGTTGGCAGGTCCGGCAAGTATCTTAGGGGGGCCTTGGATCTTGTAGGAATAGACCTTGATAAGGATTGTATAAGGACCAATGTCGTGGCGTGCTATCCTGGAAAAGACAGCTATGGCAGGGACAAGAAACCCACGGACCGACAGATAAAATCATGTGTTGCAAATCTTCACAGAGATATACGGGAAACTTCCCCCGATCTTATACTTTGTCTTGGAAACGAGGCGATAAATGCGGTTTTGCACCATAGGATACTAGGTGAGTTCGGTGTTGGAAAAGTGCACGGCAAAGTATTTCCTTGCCACGAATGGGGTTGCTGGGTGGGTTGTTCCTACCACCCTTCCTTTTTCTTGCATAAAGAGTCCAAACCTAATCAGCCATCTCATAACAGCGTTTTCATACAGGATCTCGTTAACATTTTCAGCTATTTGGATGAGCCTTTACCATCTCCTTTGACGGACAAAGGAAATAAATGTTTATTGGATGTTGATGAAGTAGTTGAGTCCATTAGAAGGTTCAGTAGTTCTGAAAAACCGGTCTCTTTCGATTATGAAACTACCGAGCTGTCTCCGTATAATGAATCATCGCAAGTTGTGTCCATTGCCGTATGTAATGATGTTGGGAATGCTGTATTTATTCCACTTGCGATGAAAAGAGAAGGAGGTTTTATTTTTTCAGAGGATGAAAGGAAAACCATATTTTCCGCTTGGAAAGATTTTTTGAAAAGTGATGCTCCGAAGGTTGTTCAGAATTACTATATGGAGGGGATATGGAGTATTCGCGTATTTGGCCAGGAGATGAAGAATTTTATTTGGGATACTCAAGTAGGGGCTCATATCTTGAGTAACAGAGTCGGTACTTCAAGCCTGGATTTTCAGGCTTTCGAGATGACGGGCCATATTTACGGCGATATGGTTAATAAGACTGAAATGGCTTCAGAGCCGATTGATTTGGTATGTACGTACAATTGTTGGGACGCCAGATATACATTGATGGCGTATTACAGACAGATAAGCCTGATGGACGATAGCAGGAAGAAGTTTGCCGCTCTGTCGATGAGAAGCCTTATCTCTTTGGCTAGGGCTTCCAACAGGGGCATACTTATTGACACTTCGGTATTTGATGAGTTTCGCGGCGAGTATTTGGAAGAGCTAAAGAAGTGTGAGAAAAATGTCTTGTCTCTTCCAGTGATCAGAAGGTTCGAGGAAGAGAACAGGAGCAAGTTCAATTTGTCTTCTTCCGTTCAGTTGCAGAAGGTTATATATGAAATCTGCCGTGAGCCGAAAGTTGAAGTAACTTCTACTGGCAAGGGATCTACCAGCGAGGGCGTACTTAAGAGAATGTTGGAAGAAACAAAGAATGAAGATGTAAAAGTGCTTATTGGCAATCTTCTTCGTAGAAGGAAGTTGACTGGATTTTTGAAACGCATAGAATCGTATGAGGAGTTGATAGATAGTGAAAGCAGGGTTCATCCTACGTTCAATCTGCATATTGCGGATACTTACAGATCGACCAGTACAGATCCGAACATTCAGAATGTTTACAAGAGGGATAAGGAGCTCATTAAATTCAGAAGAGCCATAGTTCCAAGTCCAGGCAACGTTTTTCTCGAAGCTGATTATAGCGGAATAGAAGTAAGATGTATTGCTATGGAGAGCGGAGATCCTGAGCTTATAAGGCAGATCAAGGATGGTGTTGATACCCATCTCAGGTGGGCTTCTTTGATATTGGACAAGCCGGAATCCGAAGTCGATCCAAAGGAGGAAAGGTACAGAGGCAAGAACCAGTGGGTGTTCCCGTGTTTTTATGGGCAAACGCCGAAGAATTTGTCGAAAGCCTGGCCCGATGTTCCAGTAAGGAGGATAGAGAGACTGTTTGACAGGTTCTGGCAGGAGTTCTCAGGTGTTAGAAGATGGCAGGAACGGATGATAAAGTTCTACAACGAGAATGGATATGTAATAGGTCGTACTGGGTTTTGGAGGATAGGGCCGCTTAGTGTGTTTCAGTTGTATAACAATACTATCCAGGGTATTGCTTACCACCTTCTACAGGATGCGTTTAACAGGATAGACGATTATCTTGTTGAAAATGGTTTCAGATCGAGATTGGTTGCCGAGATCCATGATGCTGTCCTTGTTGATGCTCATATTGATGAAGTTGAGAAGATTGTTGAGATTTGTACTGAGATCATGTGCAGCAAGAGGTTTGATTGGCAAAGAGATGTTCCACTTTCCGTTTCGTGGGAGATCGGAATCAACTGGTACGAGATGGAAAAGTTGGATATTTAGATTGGTGTAACTTTTCATGGTTTTACGCGGTCGTCGTATAATATGGTAGAAAGGAGTTATATGAATGTCGTTATATCGTAGAGTACGTCCAACCAGTCTTGATGAGATCGTGGGGAACGATTCAGTCATTGCCGGTCTTAAGCGATGGTTGAAAGATCCTAACAGGAACCATGCAATTCTGCTTCATGGCCCGTTTGGGTGCGGCAAGACGACAATTGCAAGGATTCTGGCCAGGGAGCTTGGTGCCGATGACAATAGCATATTCGAGCTTAACGCAGCCAATACCAGAGGCATTGATACTACGCGCGAGATAGCTTCAACTGCGGATTTGGTTGCTTTGGGAGGAAAGACGAAGGTTTATATCGTAGATGAATCTCACGAGCTTACCAACAATGCCCAGCAGAATTTTCTGAAAATTACCGAGGAAGCTCCCGAACATTGCTATTTCATATTTTGTACTACTGATGCTCAGAACCTTAATAAGGGGCTTAGACAGAGGTGTTCAGAGTTTCCTGTTACGCTTCTTTCCAGGGAACAGATCGTTCAAGTTCTTGAATCCGCTTGTAGAAAAGGGGGTTTGAATGTAGATAGCAGTATAATAGAAGCCATATCTTATGCCTGTGAAGGAGCTCCGAGGGAGGCCCTTGTCCAGCTTGAGATGGTTGCAGGCATTTCTGATGTGGATGAAGCTCTGGATATTATAGTAAGGGGAACGAAAGATGACAGCAGGGTGATCGACCTGTGCAGGATTATGGTGGCAGGTCCAGCTATCAGGCGCAAGAAGTGGAAATTGGCGGTTGATATTTTGAGCGATATTGAGGAAGACAACGAGCGTATAAGGAGGTCCATATTGTCGTTCCTGTTTTCTTATCTAAGGAGGCTAGACAAAGATGATGTGGATATAGCAATGGATGTTGTAAAAGTTGTTGATATTTTTTCTACCAACACATATTATGGCGGAAAAGCTCAATTGTGTGGGTTGGTTCTCAAGGCTTGTTTTACTGACTGAAGTTAGCATTTGAAAGGGTTTGTTTATGCCTACGAAAAGAGAAATTGAGGCAGTTGAGCAGGAGATAGAAGAGTCGAGAAGAAGATCCGCGAGTTTCTACTATGTAGATGTTCCGAAGCTTGAAAGGATGGGAATTGCTCAGTTTAGAACTACTCCTGGGGATAATTTTATAAGGATCCTTCCTCCAAAGGAAGAGGGGTTCTACGGAAAGAGGGTTTATGTCCACCCCAATATTGATGAGAGAGGAAATGTCCTGCTTTGCCCGAAAGGGACATTTGACAAGCCGTGCCCAATTTGCGAAGCTCTAGCCGAGATTCGCAAGAAGAACTCTGATGACGAAAGGTTGTCCGTTCTTCCAATAAAGAGGTATTTGTTCTTCGTTGTTGATGTGAGAAGCAAGTCTACTGAGGAAGAAGGAATAAAGTGGTATGATGCCCCGTCTGTTGTAAAGGACAACATTGTTGGCTTGTCCAAAGACAAGAGAACAGGCGAGGTTATCGTTGTAAGTGATCCAGAGGAAGGCCGCGACATTGAGTTTACAAGGACCGGTACTGGGCTGAATACCCGCTACCAGAATTTTAAGTTGGTGGATAACAATCCCATTCCCGATGAGTGGAAGGATGTTCCCAGCTTTGACGAGGTATTGTTGATTCCATCCGAGGAAGATTTGCAGAGAGTGGCAGACAGTCTTTTAGGCAAGCCGACGCGAAGAAGCAGCGATGAATCTGATAGCGGGCCTGATGAGGTAGATGATGGGCCTGAGGTAGATGATGTTGGTAAAGAAGCTCCTGCTCCTGTCAGAAGGGTTAGGCGAAGCAGAGATGATTCCGAGGGATCGGAATTCGGGAGCAGTGACAGGGAAAGAATCAGGCAGAAGATCGAGGAGATAAAGGCCAAGAGGAGAATGAGTAATGATGAACGCGGACGAAACTGAAAAATTGCTGGACGAGATAAAAGAGAGAATTCCAATAGATAGATACAACCTTGATGAAGAGTGTCGCAGGCAGGCCATTTTGTACAGCGACGTAGGCGAACTTGTAAGCGAGGCAAAGGCGGAGGCAAGAAGAAAGGAGCAGCGCCTTGAACTTGTTAAAGCCGAATTGGACTCCAAGATAAGGGAGTCTCCATCTAACTATGGAATAGAAAAGGTTAGCAATCCTGCAATAGAAGCAGCCATTATCAGGAGTTCAGAGTATCAGCAAGCCTTGTCGGATTATATAGATGCCAGGGAAACGGCTGACAAGTTGTCAGTACTCCAGACTGCTGTTGAGCACAGGAAATCTTCTCTCAGGGATTTGGTTTCCTTGTATATATACGAGTATTATTCAGGAAGCCACGATATGACCAAGGAGAAGAGGCATTTGGGGGAAGTTACCGAGGAAGAGATAATCAGGAAAAGAATGGAATTGGATAGAAGAAGGGAAGAAATGGCAACAGAATCTGAGGAATGAGGTTTGTTGAAATGAGAGCTTGGGTTATCAAGAATGGCGGAAAGTATGTCCATAAGTCTCTTGAGGGATATTGTTATTCGTTGTTGGAAGCTGCAATGTTTCCGTCGGAGGAAGATGCCAGGAAGGAGATACAAAGTTACTGGGGTAATATGCTATCTGGAGGCGAAGATGTCCTTCCTCCAAAGGAAAAAGTTGTTCCTATAGAAATCAATGAAGTAGTCGGGTGATAACATGAGCGCCAAGAAGATAGGGGACAAGGTTAAGGAAGTTCTTGACAATGCCAGGACTTCTTCTTTGCCTGGGGTTCCCGCATGGATTCCTACCGGATGTACGATATTGGATATAGCGATAGCCAATAGGTTTCCAGGTGGAATTCCTGTAGGCAGAATTTTCCATATTTTCGGGGGTACCGGTACATGCAAGACCATGCTGGCAGCGTTATGCCAAAAGGATAGGCATGGAATGCTACTATGGAGATGTGGAGCATACATTGGCGGCCGATTTCGTAAAGGATGTATGCAATCTCGACTGTGACGAGCTTGATGGTATTGGATATCCAGAGAGCATAGAGGATTTGTTCGATAACTGGCTTAGAAGCATAATAGTTCCGAAAAAAGGCAAAATAAATGATAATCCGAAGATGGTAGTTGTTGACAGTGTTACAGCACTGCCTGCCGAGATAGAGCAGGATAAGAGTATGAGCGACCAG